ATTTATATTTTCGTCATTTGCTAATTCTAAGAACAATATTGGATCTTTCTTAGCCATTTTAATCAAATCACGTTTAAGCTCACTAGAACTCATCTTAGATACCTTAGAGCCAGCTTCTACACGCACTATTGCTTCTATTTGGTCAATTTCCATACTCATAGCTGCGTTTAATGCTTCTATTTCGTATTCTATCATGTCTAATTCATCTTCAGCCACTGCTTCAGGATCAAATTCAAAAAACAATGCATTTCTTTGAGGATGATATAATGATAATAATTTTTGTAGTGTTTGTTTTTCTTTAGGGACATTTAATGTACCGTCTGTAAAAGTAATATGAGCTAATTGTGCTTCACCTTTAAATTCATCTACAAAAGGAGTTCTTTGATTTACAGTATATTTAAGTTCTCTTTCATATCCTTTTTCTTCGTCAAAGTAATATATGTTAGAGCTTTTAATAGTATATGTTAATGGTGCTAAACCATCTTTTAATGCATATACTCTATCTTTTACAACCCAGCCTGTATCTTTTTCTTTTTTTACAGTTTTAGGTGTTTCTTTTATAATTGTTTTAACAGGTGCTTCAGCCACTGCGTTTTCTGTGCTCTTTTGAGCTGTTGCTTTTTTTGCCATGATATAATATAATATAAATTAATAAAAAGTAAAGCTAGGGCGATAAAACACGCCCTGCTCTACTGTGAAAAATTAAGAAGTTAATAACATAAAGTTGTTAGCACCTTGTGTAATTAAACATCTTTCTGATAGGTAGTGAACCTCCATTGCGTCTAGATCAGAACTGAAGTTTCCTCCAACTGAACCAGTTGTCCAAGATTTCATTTTTCTATCATCAGCCTGTGAAGCTCTATATCTAACGTGTAAGAAAGGTCTCTTAATGTTTTTACCAAGAATTTGGTCATAAACAGTAGAAGTACCAGCTGGTACAATTACCCCTCTAATATCGTTTTCAATAATACCTCTTGTTGAGCCGTCATTTAAGTATTTCCAATCAGTTTTGTAGAAGTCATAAGAACCTCTTCTAAATCCTGAAAACCCTAAGTTAAGCGCCATATCTTCGCTGTTAGAAAATACACCATAAGATGTACCGCCTGAACCATACGAATTTTGTGCTGCTAGCATATCATCAATTGCTAATGACACTGATCTATTAATGAATAACATATTTTCTTCAATAGCACCTTGTGCATCGAATTTTTTAAGTATTTCATCAAATGAACCTAAATCATCTGCTGTTGAAGAACCCGCAATACCTGTTGTAACGTGACCTCTTGCAGTTACTGCTGCAAAAAGACCTTCTGTACCTGCTGTATCATCAGCCGCTGCAGTTCCTAAAATAGAATCTACACCACCTGTTGCTTTAGCAAATTCACCTTCAACCATTGCCATTTCAAGGTTATCTTCAAATCTTTGTCTTGTGTCACCTTCAGCCTTTAAGTACCATAAGTAACCAGTTTGACCTTGTTCTCCTGTTACTTCAACCCAACCGATTTGAGAAGCGTCAGATCCTGATACTTCGTATTTATCTTTAATGATAATTGGTTTGTTAGTTAAAGAAGCAAAAGAAGGTTGAACTGAATTAGTCATACCTGCTGTTCCTTTTTTGAATTCAGAACCAAAAACGAAGAAATCACAAGTATTTGCCCCGTTGTCAGTTGCTGTATCAAATCCTGTTACCGCACCAACTGTTGCACCTCCTGAATAAGGAATAACTGTTAATGTAGTGTTGTCACTTGCAATTGCTGATACATACGCTTTAATAACAGTTGGAGTAGCTTGATTGTCACTAAGAACAATAGTTTGTCCAACTCTTACTGCGTGAGTTCCTGCATTTGCAATTGTAATTACACCGGCGTCTGTTACTGCTGCGCCTTTATAGTGTAAATGTAGTCTACCTTGCTCTGACCAAACAACTTGATCAGAAGTCATAGGCATTTCAGCACCCACCATTCTTAAGAAAGAAGCAACTGATCTGTTTCCAAATACTTCTACTTCTTGCTCATATAAATCTGGTAAATACTGCTGAGACCAATCATTGGAACCACCTGTAAATGATAGGTAGTTTGATGATAGAGTTTGTTTAACTGGAGCTGGAGTAGAATTTAAACTACCACCAGCTACAGGAGTTACTGCTGCCATTTTAATTTATATTTTTAATTATTATTATTTTTTTAGTTTTATACGTAGTTTTGAACTATCGTCGCCGGATATTGCTCTTACTTTTATACCCGCTGATTCAACAACGCCAGAACTAGTTTGTCTTGGATCCATATTAATATTTTTAGCATCCGACGCTAATTCTTTTATAGCTTCTGTTTTACCAAGTTGATAAAAATGATTTGCAATATTATCAGCATTTCTAGCAGCAAAAAGAGCTTTATGATAACCATACCCGTCTTTTAGTGTGTTATCATTGTTAAGGTAACTACCAAAAACCTTCATAACATCCATTTGGGCATTTTTATCAGCTTCTATATTTTTCGATTTAAACCTAAATTTTTTATTATCAACTGAAAAATCAAAACCTTTGAAATTTTCATTAAATACTTCGTTAGTTTTATTTGAAAAATTTTGAGCTGCTGTTTTTTGAAAATCAACAATTTCTTGTTGTTGTTTATTATATCTATTAAAAAAATCAACGGCTTTTTGTTGCTCAGGAGATAATCCCGCTCGGCCTTTAATTTCTTTATAATATTTTGTTTTTTGAGATTCTAAATAATTTTTAGCATTAGCTATTTCCTCTTTATAAGCTAATTGTTTTCTTTTAATATCTAGAGGATCATCTACTTCCTCATCATAATTAAATTTGTCATTAATTAAAAAATCAATTTCTTCTAAATTTAAATGAGGTTTTAAAGTATTATAATATTCTTTTATAATATTTTTATTTTCTAATTTACTATAATCTTTATTTAATTTAACATAGTCTTCTATAGTTCCCCCAGTTTCATTTATAAAATTAACTAATTCAAATACACCTTCTGGAATGTTTATTTCAGGTTGTTCTGTTTTTGTTTCCGTTTCAGTTATTGTATTAGTAGTATTTGATAATTCTGGTTGATCTATTTGTTTTTCCTCACTTTCATTAATTTCTTCTATAATCGCCTCTTCTTTTGCTTCTTCGTTTTCATTGGCAGATTCTTCATTTGACGTTTCGATGTTTTCTTCTTGAATTTCTTTGCTAGACTCGGATTCGTCGCGTACAGGAACCTCATCTGCGCTTTGCTCTTGAACGGCATCTGTTTCTTCTTTTAAAGGTTGTCTTAAATCTACCTTGGTAACAGTATCATTACCAGTGTCAGCACCTATTTTTTTAAGTACTTTTGTTTCTTTTTCAGCTATAGACGGATTTTCCTCTTCTACAACTTTTGCTTTTATTTCTTCTGACATAATATAATATAATTAATTAACTTTATTTAAGGTTAAAGTTTTTTACCTTGGTTCAAATTGTTCTAAACCGAATCCGCCTAATGTATCAAACCCTGATGATTCAAAATCTTTTGGAGGCGTATTATTTTTTCTTTGTTCTATAAGTTCGGACTGTTGAGAAGCTTGTATTTTAGTTCTTTTATCTTTTCTATCTTCACGATACTTATCTTTATCATTAATTACTCGTAAATCCATTTCTTTAAGCTTAACATTTAGCTGAAACTCATGTATCATAAGCTCTTTTTTAATTGCTGCCTCTCTTTCTAATTTTTTAATATCAAATTCCGTCTGTGCCTTATTTAATTGAACTTTATTTTCTGTTAAAACTTGATTTTTTTGAATTTCTGCGGCGGCTGCTGCTTCTGCTGATTTAGCATTAGCCTCTGACTGCAATTCAATATTTCTTGCGGCAATTGCTCTGTCTTCTTCTAATTTTTTTCTTTTTCTTAGTTTTAGCAATTGGTTAGCTAGCTTTAGATTTTTTACTTCTCTAATATCAATAGCATCTTCTAAGTTAATTTGGTCTTTTTGAAGAGAAATTTGAATATTATTTTCAAGTAATTGTTTTTCCTCTTCATCTGGTGCTAATTCTAAAAATATACCAAAATCGTGTAAATGCAAATGCTCAACTTCTTTTAAAGTAGCAACATTAAATTTTCCTAAAGAATTTACAAAAGCATTATTAAAATTAGCATACTCTAAAACATCTGAAATTCTTAAAGATACAGCTTCCGCTGTTTTTAGTGTTAAATATAATCCAGATTGTAATACATGCCTTGTCGCTGTATTTGAATTTGCTGCTGCTAATTTTTGCAATCCAACTAAAGCATTTTTATCAGGTGTTGATCCATCTCTTGCTTCATTTAATCCTGTAACATCTCGCATATTTTGTAAATAATAATTATATGCTGTGATCAAACTACTTATTTTTCCACCGCCGTTTCCGCTTTGTAATTCTTGTATTGGCACCCTTCCATTATTAAATTCACCATCTTGGGTCATTGATCTACCAATAACAGATCCGGTTTGAAAAAACATATTTAATGCTTCTTGCGGATTATAATTTGTTCCATTACCTAAGTCTACTTCTGCTATACCATCAGCATCTAAAAATACACCATCTGGCACCATTCTTGCTAAAACCTGCTGTAATTTAAGATGAGTTAATTGTATCATGTCAGCAAATGTTGTCATTCTACTAACTAACGATTCCAATCTACCTTTATAAATTCTTGGTGCTACTATATTATATGACATTTGAACTTTTGTTATATCCGATTTTGGTCTTGTCATATTTTCAGCAAGCTTCCATTCTAATAAATTTTCACTTCCTATTATTTTTGCTCCTGTATATAATATTTCAATTGCTCTATTAACTTTTTCAAATCTTGATCTTTGGTCGGAAGGCGGATTAAAAGTGTCGTCTTTTTTTATTGTTTTTTTACCGCCTGTAGCAGTTTCTTTAATTTTATAAGTTTGGTTTTTATATGTTTTATATTCAAAATATAATACATATACAAATCCCTCATCATCACCATCTATTGCCCCATATGATTTATTATATAGGAGATGTCCTGATCCTAACCCGTTTTTTTCTATTGTAGCAATTTCATCATCAGTTATATTTGGGTATTGTTTTTTAAGCTCAACAATACTTATTTTTTTAATTTCACCTACGTAATATAAATCATCAAAATAAGGTGATTCTGTAAATGAATAAACAATATCAGCGGGGTCAACATAATCAATTTTTATTCCCTCAGATTTATTAAAGCCATTTTTAGCACAAGCCATCCCCAAGACGACTAAATCATAGTCTAGCCTTTTTTTAATTAATTCATATTTATTCAAATCAAATACATTTGAAATAGCTTCTTCTTGTGCTATTTCAACGCTTTGCTTGTAATCTAACTGCATATGCACGCTAAGCTCTGTTTCGTCTTGCGGTAATGTTTTGGGGTCATTGTTGTATGTATTAATACCAAGTTCAGTTTGAATCATATCAATATATTCTTTAGCCCTCATATCTCTTAAAATATTTTCCATATAATCAGAGCGTTGTTTTACTGAACTAGGATCTTGAGAATACGCTTTTACATCATACATTCTTTCCGCAATACCATTTACAACTATATCTACAAACTTTGGTATAATAGGTACTGGTTTCCAATCTAAGTTTAAATATGATAAATCCCCATTTATAGATAATTCGTCTTTATATTTTTGTATTGACTGTTCGCCTCTTGCATATAATCTTAATCTATGAAAGTTTTCTCTATTTGATTGATACCTGGATGTACCTGAATCTTTTTTAAACCATTCTGATTCAATAGCTATTCCAACCTTAGCTCCATATTCTAAGCTTGCTTTTTCTGAGTCTGACACTGCTTGACTCGGAAATAATCCTGTTGGGTGTGTTTTTGCCATTTATTTTAATATTTTGGATAACATTCCTTTATTATTATATTTTTTAAAACCAAATTCTAGTTTTTTAGTTGTTCTAATTGCTGCAGGTGTATACATATTTTTGTTACATGCCATAATTGCTAACCCCGAGCTAATAGCCGCATCAAATTTTGTTCTTTTGTTTATATCAAAACCAGCCCAATCATTTAATGTTTTATTAAAATATAAATCACCGTATGAACCATCTTCTTTTAATCCTACATATTTATCAATATATGATTCAATTGCAGCTGCGTGTGCTTGTCTAATATCTTCAGATGAGTTTGGTATACCACCTATTTCTTTTTCTGCTACAGATAATTTATTATAAAGTTTGTCAGGTCGATTCATTGAATAACCCCTATACCCTCTTCTTTTTAAATAATAAAGAAGTCTTGGTTTATTATTTTCTGCAAGTAGTGGCATTCCATAAAATACTAACGCCATAAGCACATCTTCAAAAAACATTTCAGCTGTTTGAGGTCTTGCAATATATTCTAAAAAAAATGAATTAGAAGGAGCTTCATCTAAGCTAAATTTTGTTAAACCATGTAAAGATCCTTTTGAGCCTTGTCCATCAGTTGTACCTGATATATCATAACTATCACATCCAAATGCTCCTATATGATCATTGGCCGGATATTTTAAACCATTTTTTAATGCTATTCTATTTTGCATATAAACAGGGGGAACCCAAGTTATATTAAATCTCCCGCTGTTGTTTGGCATAAATAATACTTTTGTATCTTTTACGCCATTTTCCCATACAAAATTTCCTTTGGCTATAAATTTATTTTTATTAATATCGCCATTATAATCTATTTGCTCGTATATTTTCTGTAAATTAAATATACTGTTTTTTGTTTCATCTCTGAAAGCGTGTTCTTCTGTACGGGGAAACTGTCTATAAAATTCATTTAAACCGTCTTGGTCATTTCTTAAACCGTCTGCTTCATTATCCCAATGCTCTATGATCCCAATATCGATTGGATCCCCATATGGTCCTTCAACCGGAGATTTGGGTGTGTCAAATACAGGTATTCCATAAGAATCAATGAATCCTTCGTAGTTCCATTCCATAGGTATGAACAAACTATATAATCCCGAACTAGTTTGTCCATTTCGGTTTCTTTTTGTAACGTCTGAGTCATTG